GTTAAAACAGTTTCATTAGAGCCTATAAACCGCATGGTTAAGCCATTCTTCAAATAGCGGTCACTATTTTGGTCACTATTGATTCAGAAGACACCTATTGATGTACTTATAGACACTATCCTCATCTATAAGCCACCTTTTACCACATTTGAAACCCGACAAGCATTTAGACCTCACGAGCAGGTAAATCTTGTCGGGTTTATTTTGTCTTAGAATCTTAGCTGCTTCTTGGGCAGTTATAAGATTTACTTTATCAGCCATTTGTGTTGTACCATAGCACCCTTAGCTTTACCATCTGTATCTACAAGTACAGTAAGCTCTAGTGCTTTATCAGCCTGATAGTTCCTTTGGATAGATATAGGAACATATGCACGTTCATTTACATAAGACACACCAGCACCCAGCTCCCAAGAGGGGCGCAGTTTAGACAACACAGGAGTGAGGTCTACAGTCTGTTCTACAGTAGCCTTTACTCCCGGTGGTGCATCATTAGCAGAGCCACTAGTGCTATCAGGTTGATTAATAGTACCAGCAGTTCTTTTAACAATCGGCACACTCACTTTCTCGCCATTAATAACAGCGACGTATTTGTTAGACAACACCAAGTCCTCTTCTTTGGGGTTGTCTTTGGTCTCAGCACGGATTCCTGTGGTAGACAAAAGTCCACCCTTAGAATCTGAGCTGGGCATAGGGGGTTCTGAAGCTTTGTTGTCTCCTCTTAGATATAAGTAGCAGCAACCAGCTCCAATAGCAAAGCTCAGTAAAAGAGCAATTATATTCTTAGTTCTCGTGGTAAACATAGCGTTACATACCTATAATGGTTTGCAGCAGACTGTTTGCAATCTGCAAGAAACCAAGTAGCGGTCTATATTCGGGATTGAACGATGAGGATAGCGTATCCACGAACCACAAGAATACAAACAGGGGGATGGATATTAAAAGACCATAGAGGAAAAAGGTCTTTAGTTTCATTAAGGTTTCTTTCATGATATATAGTCTCCTATCAGTAGGTTATTTAAAGTAATAATAAAAAATACCCTAAGGAATCCTTAGGAGGTATAGGAAACCTTAGGGTATCTATAAGTATCTATTAATTAGGTTTATTAGTAATAATAACAACTACCCTTAGGTATCTATAGTCTCTATAGTACCAAGGGTATCTAAGGGTTACATATGGAATCATATAAGGTCATATGGTATCTATAGTAACTATAAGGTATCTATAGTTATCTATAGGTATAATATAATGTCCCTTTCCTACTCTTATCGAGTATGTGACCCATTAGTTTCGCTGGTTTATATGACCCATTAGCTATAAAAGTTATCAACCACAGTAGCTCCTCCGAATTGTGGTTGTCTTTTTCTATAGCGTTCCGGCACAAGCTCAGGATTATATTCTTTGTGTAAGATACCAAAGTCAGAATCCCACCATTTCATAAGCTGTTCTTCTTCAAGCTCATCAATGCCCTGTTGAGCATCTCGGTCTAAGCTTTCTAACCAAAAGGCAACAGCCATGGTCACAGCATCAAGCCTATCATCATGGGCAAGCGCACCTTTATCTCTAGTGAGCCTTGTGAGCTGATAGATTAAAGAATACTTTTGGTCATTCTCATATACCTTATAATCATCATAGATAACAGAGGTGTTGACAATGAGCTTATGACGCATCATAACAGGTTCAAGAGTATCAATGATACGAGCTTCTTTCTGCTTGTTGTTCTTGACTTCTGTGTAAGTGCAAGGGTGTACTTTATTCAGTACAGACTTAAAGAGCTGCCCCCACATACCATCACCGAAATTGGCTTCAGAGACAACATCATTCACGCCCCAAAATTTACACTTATTAGCTAAGATGTTGAGGGTATCATCACCATAGCCATCACGATAGCCACCAACTTCCATGAGGAACAGGTAACCATTGAGAATCTTGATAACAGCATAGGCAAGCTCATCCGCACCACGTCCTGAGGGGTCAATAGCCATTACAGTGCCTGTATATTTAGCAGTCTCTTTAGACCTGTCAAAGGGGGCATAGAAGAAGTCACCTTTAAGAGCAGTACAGGGTACATCCTTTAGGCGTTGTTCATACCCACTTGCCCATGCCCACTTCATAGATGCTTCATCCATATCTAGGTCAGCCACAATAAAGTCAGCCACTTTGAGCGGATATTTTTCAGCATCAGAGAGGTTTGTGTCAAGCAGGAACTGCAAGGCGAAGCCAGCTTTACCATAGGACAGTCTACGTTTGAAAATTTCTTCATCATTGAAGCGTAGAGGGTCAGTAGGTTTACCTGCTAACGTGGGGTCTTTATCAAGTGCATCAGCAATGAAGGTATGTAATCTGCTGCCATAATTATCACGAGCCTTTTTATCCTCAGGGTAGATAACAGGAATAATGGTGCAGGAGTAGCCACGATTTTGCAATTCATTATAAAGAGACATCTCGCATTGTGGTGTACCTAAGTAGACTATCTGACCATTAGGTTTAAGGATAGAATCAAATTCCTTAACAGCTTCACCTAGCTTATCCCTCTGTACCTGCGTTGCAGAGTTTGAGGGAATCTCAATATCATCAGCAATCAGCAGGTCAGCACGAGAGCCTGTAATCTGACCATAGATACCTACAGACTTTACAGAGGGGGAGATGTCAGGCACAGCAGGGGCAACATCAAACAGGTTCATTGTGTCTCTGTTGCCCTTGGTTGTATCAGGTCTTAAATGCTCTAAAAAGGGCAGAACATTAAGGATACGCTTAATGAAGACAGCGTTGGCATCAGCACGTTCCTTTGAAGCAGACACAATCTCTACTTTAATCTGAGGGTTATTCCATAAGCTCCAGCCAGCAAAGGCACAGGTAATAAAGCTCTTTGCAGCACCACGGAACGCTTCAAGGATAATGCGGTCACTAGGGGGATACTGCAAGTAATGCGCCATTGCATATTGGATAGGGGTAGGTGGAGGAAGACCAATCATTTTCCACAAAATAAAAAGGAAGACCCTGAAGTCCTCCTTAGCTTTAGCAACCTGTTCATCTGTCCATTCAGACATTAGCTCACCTGCCCATCAAAATCAAAGGTAGGAATCTCTTCCACTACCTTCTGAATCTTTTGTACCCCTTGGGTTTCGGGGGTAGTCTGCAATTTGTTCTGCTTTAAGAACTCACGCACCTTAGCAAGAAAAGCAGGGTTGCGACGTAGTTCCGGGTCATCAAGTCCTTCTAAAAGGGCATTGACTTCACCTATAGCAAGCTTATCAAGTAGTTTCTCATCTATCTGCATAGTTTTTATCACTCCTTTGTATTCATAAATCAATTCTCACACGATTGAGAGGGGGTGGGAGTGCTATTTGAGCATTGAAACACTCCCATAGGTATAATCACATAGGCAAGAAAATTAAAATGTTCAGATAGGCTCTCAGGCGTTACTGAGGACGTTTTAACCTCTTACCTTTTAATTCTTCAATGTAATCTGTTTTATTGGTATCCACAAGACATACATCATATGTCTTAGATAAGGTGCGGATAGCAGCAGCAGTGCCTTTACCGAAACGGAAAGACCACAGAGGACACTTGCAGATATGGCAATCTCGGATGTTATCAGAAGTACCTGCACAGTCCATGCATTTTAAACGGATAGCACGAGTGAGTGAGGGGTTCTTAATATCAGCGATATACACTTTTTAGCCATGGAAGTCACCCCCTAAATGAATAAAGCGGTCTCTAATCTCCTCAGTACGCCCCTGATTCCAAAACTGACTGCCTAAATATCCGCAGGTTCTACGTGTCACGTTCATCTTGGTTTTGTCTCTGTTACCACAATTTGGGCACTCCCACTCCAATCTACCATTATCTGTGACAATCTTAATCTCACCATCATATCCACAGACCTGACAATAGTCACTCTTGGTGTTCAGCTCTGCATACATAATGTTGTCATAGATAAATTGAATAACAGCCATAACTGCATCAATGTTTTTGGTCATATCAGCACACTCAATGTAACTGATAGCACCACCCGGACTGAGGAGTTGAAACTCAGATTCAAATTGAAGTTTGGTGAAGGGGTCAATAGGCTCACGGACATTCACATGGTAACTATTAGTGATGTAGTCATGGTCAGTGACTTCCTTAATCACCCCAAAGCGGTTACGAAGACACTTAGCAAATTTATATGTGGTGGTCTCCATAGGAGTACCATAGACACTATATCCTAAGTGCTCCTTAGCTCTCCATTCAGCACACTTATCATTAAGGTGTTGCATGACAGAGAGAGCAAAAGGTTTCACAGCAGGGTCAGTATGGGATTTACCGAACATTGCCATACAACACTCATAGAGACCTGCATAGCCAAGGGAGATAGTGGAGTAGCCATTCTCCAATAATTTATCAATCTTCTCCCCCTTCTGCAGGCGAGCAATAGCACCATACTGCCAATGGATAGGGGAGACATTGGAGATTGTACCTTTAAGATTTTGGTGCCTTACACGCAAGGCTTTGTGGCACAACTCTAAACGCTCATCAAGAATTTTCCAAAATGCGGTTTTGTCTTTCATCGCAGATAAGCCAACATCAACAAGGTTGATGGAGACAACACCTTGGTTGAAGCGACCATAGAATTTAGCTTTACCATTTTCATCAAGATAAGGGGTCAAGAAGCTTCTGCATCCCATAGGAGGGTAGCAATGCCCCACACCATCTTCGGTCTTCTTATTCTTCAACATAATCTTCTCAGACAAATAGTCAGGCTGCATACGCTTAGCAGTACATTTAGCGCACATCTCTGTGAGGTAATAATAGGGAGCACCTTTACGGATGTTGTCTTCCTCTAAGACATAAATTAGCTTAGGAAATGCAGCAGCAATCCATGCATCCTTTTCATTCTTGACCCCCTGATAGCGTTGACGAATGATTTCCTCAATAACCATAGCAAGGTCTTTCTTTTCCTGCTCATTCTTAGCTTCATTGAGGTACAGAAATAATGTAACAAAAGGTGTCTGACCATTAGATGTCATAAGGGTATTAATCTGATACTGCATTGTCTGCACACCTTTAGTGATTTCAGCTTTCAGTCTCTTTTCTGTGATACGCTTAATATCATCATAAGAATAGTCTCCTGCTCCAATAGCTTCTAGTTCTTGTGCAAATTCTTCTCTAATTTTTTGTCTAGAGATATTGACAAATGGAGCTAAATGTGCTACCGATACACTCTGACCACCATATTGGTTAGAAGCAACCTGCGCCATAATCTGAGTAGCAATATTACAAGCAGTAGCAAAGCTATGTGGCTTTTCAATCATAGTACCATTGATTACAGTGCCATTTTGCAACATGTCTTCCATATCTAAAAGGGCACAGTTATACATCTTTTGGATAGCATAGTCCATATCATGCACATGAATGATACCTTCTTTATGTGCTTTCATCACATCCGGAGGGAACAGGAGCTTTTCAGAGAGTTCCTTAGAGACCATGCCTGCCATATAGTCACGTTGAGTAGACAGAATAACAGGGTTCTTATTAGAGTTTTCCTCATTCACATCTTGGTTACTAAGGTTGACAATATCAAGTACCTCACTCAGCGCACCTTTAGTATTACGGATAAGCTCACGTTTATAGCGGTAACGGATGTACTCCCGAGCAACATCAGGATATTTTTCTTTCATTAGTGCTTCTTCTACAAGATTTTGAATATTTTCTACGGATATAGTTTCTTTAGAAGCTAATTTTTTAATTTTCTTAGCAATCTTTTCTTTTGTGTAGTTGGTTACAAAACCAGCTTTTGAGATAGCATTGATAATTTTTTCTTCGTTAAATTCAACGAGAGTTCCATCTCTCTTCTCTACGTTCAACATTATTCTTCCTCCTTCTTTTTCCTCAAAATAAAAAGAGGGAGACTAAGCTCCCTCAGGCTAATTACCAACGTGCCATAGAACCACGGACATCCACATGGACACCCCAGCTATAAATACCAATGCCATCAGCACCAGCAGCTACCGCAGCATCATACAAAGTCTGTACCATGACACCATCAGGGCATTGCACATCCGCAGCAGTGCCATAGATATGCTGGCTGTTAGATACACCACCTACCTCAGCATTGTGGGCAGGACAGCGATAACCACAGGACAGCACTAAAGGCTTACCAATGATAGCACGCATACGCTCTAATACCTGTACAAGCCGTGGGTTGATGTCAGCACCATTGTGGAGACCACCACAGCCACACTTACAGGCAAATTCACTAGAATCAAAATGAGCTGATAATTTCACTTATTACATTCCTCCTTTTTAAAAAAGGTCTTATACAGCAAGACCCAAATCTGAATCAAGACATACATAATGGTGACGATATACACCCAATCAGATAGGGGGATACCCATGAGAGATAGGGTGGAGACACCAATAGGAGGGGTTGTCTTTACAATTTCATTGTCCATAATATCCTCCATAATAAAATAAAAGAGGGTCAGCTTCTCAGCCAACCCTCGGTAACATTATGCAGCAGCAGTAGTGGTAGTAGCAGGTAACTTAAGTTTCAGATAGAGCAGTTCTCTATCCTTATCTGCCAACTTATCACGCAGAGCTTGCATAGTGTTGCAGGTAATCAGAGCACGAGTTTTCTCACCTTCCTCATGAATAGCGGTGGTAACCTTACAGGTGTTTGCAGCACCCTCAAAGCGCAGGGCATCAATGTTACGATTGATACTTTCACCAACACTAGCTACTTTGTATCCGGTTTCTTTTTCATTCATGCCAACAGTGTAGAAGCCGTCGCACATACCACTTTGGATACCACGCAGACTAGCTTTGATGTCTTGGTTGTCTAAGCCTTCAGACAGCTCTGCACGAGTTACAGCACCTTGGAAAGCAGAACCATTACCACCCCAACCACCGAAACCACCAAAGCCACCACCAAAGGCAGCTAAGAGGATAAGGTATACAAAGGGGTTATTCCACATCTCATTACCATTAGAACCTTGTTTGGCGAGCATCAGGGCATCACCGAGACCTACGCCAGCATTAGCCATTTCCATTACTTTTCAACTCCTTTTTGAACTTGGTTGATGTATGCTTTACCTGCATTGATGTCTTCGTCAGACATGCCACGCTTACGAGCTTCCTCTTCAACCATTGCTAACAGTTCAGGGGAAACCTGTTTCAAGGCTTGCATCATCATCATTTGCATAAGTTTGTTTTGGTTCATGTTATATTGCATAGTGACTAGTCACCTCCTGCTATTATGATAACATGAATTTAGGAATTGAAAGTTGTAACTACATGACTATAAAGTTACTTGAAAAGGACAAGATATACTTTGTCATATATTTGTCTTAAGGCACGTTTGATACAAGACACATCTTCATGGTACTCCATAGCAAGCTTTTGTTGCGAGTAGTCCTTAAGGATAGTTTTATTGAGTATGTCTTGTTGTTTTGGTGTGAGCTTAGCTTCTGTTGTGATTGTCTTGTACTCAGTGAGAGTAGAGGACTTAAGCCAAGCACGAGCCTTTTTGCGATTCTTTTCCATGATAAAATCCTTTCTGCCCACCCAAAACCCCTAAAGGGGAGACAACAACCCTGTCTTTTTATTCAGCTAAAATAAGTTAACAGCTTCAACTTCCTCTTTAGTTGATGCAACTTCCACTTTTTCTTTCGCTTTTCTATAAGCAGTGTGGAGCTTATCACTTCTCAATGCTACCTGAGCAATGACACCACGCAGGTCAGATGCAGTCACCTTTACATCTTGATTGTTGGATGTAGTCCATGTGAGGGCGGCTGAAACACCTGCACCTTCAAGGGCAATGATAGCTGCACTAATGCGCTCCCTCGCTTTGCTATCATAGTCAAAAGAATAACCTTGGTAGGTAATAGGCTCTACTTCAAGATTATCACGCTGAATTTTAAGAGTAAGAATTTTATGTTCTTTGATACTTTCAATGCTTTCTTCCTCGTGTGTCACTTCAACACCTAAATCTTTAAGTGCATCCTCAGAGATGGACAGAGGGATAAAAATGCCTTCTTTGCCTAGTGTTTCCGAAAGGTCACGGAAAGTAGAGAAAGATTCTTTTTTATATGTATAGGTTATATTCATTAGTCCTCCTTAATTAAAGATGATTTCGACTCTGTACTTTTTACCCACATTAGCAGCTGCAAACATGGCAGCAACTTCGGAAGGTAAATCATTTGTATATTCATAAAAGCCGGGAACATAGCTCTGATACTGAATACTCGGAAACTCAATAGTCACACTCGTATTTGATTCCACCGACGTTACTTTAACAGTGACATTGTATTTACCCCCGGTGACACCCTCAACATTGAAAGCAAAATCAAGCCAACTTCCATAATAGCTTAGCATAACAAGAGTAACAGCCTTGCCATCGTGTTTCACATTACCTTCGACTTCACCATAAGTAGCATTGTAGCGACTGTAGCCATATTGCATATCTTGTTGCCCCATTGTCATTATAAATGTATTATCGCCTGTAGCTCCACCACCACTAGATGAAGTTTTTTTACCCATCATTAATCTATTAAGTCCCATGCTGCCACCTCTACGATAACTTAGATGCCTGTACGATGCTTGTCAACGTACCACCGCCATCTTTGCTCATCCAAATGTTAAGGAGCAATCCGGATGTAGTTATAGCAACATCAGATGCACTGCCAGTGTATTTTAATTTTCCCGCATTACTTATAGTCAAACTGTAATCTGCATTTGCAGCAAAATATGCAGTAAATACGGATGATTGACTAGCACTTAATGCCCCAGCCAAAGTAGCAAGGTTAAGTGTAAATGCACCTGTTACAGCATAAACCATTGTAGAGGTTACAGGTGTATCGGATGCGCCATTGACAACATAAGTAGTGTACTTCTCTCGGTTAAGCATAAGGTCATGGAAATTCTGCTGTGCCGTCCACGTATTAGATTCCGACGTGCTTACCCCACCACCTCCGCTAACGCTAATACTAACATTGCCGTTTTCATCAGGTCTTACATTGTTTACAGACTGCACAACGTATTCCGGTTTACCCCTCAAATCACTGTATTGCCCGCTAGTCGCAACATCAGATAAGTTACTTCTATCAACCTTTTCTTGGAAAGCTACCTGTAATTGACCAATAGTCTTATCAAAATCTGCTTTTTTCGTGTAGGTTTCAGTAATGACATTACCAGCACCGTCTTGTGTTGCTTTAGTAGCAGCATAGGCTGTTTCTGTTTTACCTAACTTACCCCCTAAAGCAGAGTAAACAATTTTGTTAGCAATAGCATTAGTAGAGGTAGCGGACAAAGTAGTATCTACAGCTGCATTTGAGCCACCACCGACAGTAATACTAACATTGCCACTAGTATCCGGTTGCACACCATTCACGCTCTTGACTACTCCGCTAATATCAGTTTTAGTAGCGTAAGTGTCTGTAATGACATTACCTGCACTGTCTTGTGTAGCTTTTGTTGCTGTTGCAGCATTACCTGTGTAGCTTTTAGAATTGATATGCCCAACAACAAAATTAGGTGAACCATCATACCATTTAAGGCTATTAATGCCATTCTGCATATAAATATCATCAAATCTATTTGGGGAAGTAAAAGTATTGGCATCATCAAGTACCGCTCTATTATCAAGAGCAGCTTTGATAACTTTATTCTGCACAGGATTGGTTGAAGTGTCAGACAGTGCAGTATCAACAGTTACATTTGAACCCCCACCGCTAAGAGTTACAGCAGGTGGATTAGCAAGACCAGCTTTGTTAGTCCATGACAACACTCCATCACTAGACACACTAGGGATAAATACATTGACGTTTTCACTATAATTCTTAGCATTAGCAGCATAGATACTAGCAGCATCTCGGTAGGTCTTTGCTTCACCTGCGCTGTTTCTTGCATCAGCAGCAAAGTTACTAGCAGTAGTAGCAGCAGATTGAGCTGCTTCTTTACTAGCACCTGCATTATCAGCAGAGGTCTTAGCGTTGGCAGCATAAAGGGACGCATCACTCTTAGCAGTTTCTGCTACATTCTTGTAACCTTCGGCTAACCTCGCACTTTCCGCAGCACTTGCAGCAGATGTACTAGCAGACTGTGCGCTGTTATATGCATTGTCTTTATAGTTGCCAGCAGTATTCATAAGCTGTTCAGTTTGTGTCTTGATAGCGTTCATACGCTGCATCATAGAGCTTTCTTCATTATCAAGGTACTTCTTGGTGACAGCATCCTGTGCATCCTTAGGGTCAGCAATGTTAGACACACGGCACTTACGTCCTTGCCATGCACCACTTTCCTCATCAAGAACAATAGAATTAGTTTTAGACCAATCACTTGCTTCCTCTAAGATATGCAACTGTTGAACCTCTGATACAGTCATATCTTTAGCTTTCAGGATACTTGCATCTGCCCAAGACACCAAGCGAGTGGTAGGGGTACTGCGATAGATATGCACAATGCTATCTTTAGCTGGTGCAGAATCAAACATAACCATACGATTACTTATAGTGAACCCTTCGGAAACCTCTGCATCATTAATAGCCACATGGACAAAGGCTGGACGCAAATAATCAAAAGGCACAGAGAAATTTGTTTGAGAACCATCGGCTGTGTAAGTAATAGATGTAGCCAATTTAATAGCTATATTAATCAGCTCCTTTACAAAAAATAAAAAGACCACCAGCTCTAAAAGAGCCAGCGGTCACCAATTCAATTTATTATCTCCTCATCTGAGGAAAACTATTATAAAATTTTTGTTTGTCTTCATACATTGCTTTTTCGGCATACTCTGTGATTTCCGCAATATCTGAGAAGACACCGGCAGAGTAGCCTAAGGCAGCTAGGGGAGGGTTGTCCTTAACCCACAGGGATTTATGGAAAGACAACACACTTCCAAGAAACTCATGGATTTTAATATCAAACCCAGCTACTATAAACTCATCACCTGATATATGATAACAGTTATAAATAGGGGAGATAAAGGTTTCCTTAAGCTTAGCTGCAAAGTCCTTTATCAGCTTATCCCCTGCACTGTGTCCAAAGTGGTCATTGGTATACTTCAGACCATTGATGTCTGCGAAAAGGATACCAACGAAACCATAGTGATTAGTGGTACTGTCACGCTCAAAGGCTTGCTTATTGTACAGTCCTGTGAGGGCATCACGCATAGCACCCTGCTCATAGATACGAGTTATGTCCGCTAAAAGTTGGGCATAGCTATTTTTAAACTGTTGCTGTATTTCACGTTGAATATCAGCACTTAATTCCATGGGACAGAACTCCTTTCATTGTCCGTGCAAAGCAACAATGGATAGGTATGAAGTTAGTAGCTGTACATTGGAATCACCTCGGGGAGAATGTTATCTAGCATAGAAGCGAGCATAGGGAATATCTATACCACTATCAAAAATAAATGTAATAGCAAAGAATATAAGAAAAAGGATAAGAGATATAGTAGCAATAAGTTTATTGTCTTTCTTTTTACGTATCTCACAAATAGCATTAAAAAGAAAAGAGACTATCATAACTACTATGCAAAATGCAAAACTACCAAAGAAAAGATAGACAAAACCTCCTGTCACAACATCTACAAAAGCTTTTGAACCCTCTATGTCAAATATTATGCAAAATACAACTGAGATTAGCACCGTCCAAACAATAATAGTTAAATACTTCTCCACATTTTTTATCTTAAATCTTTGCATAAGCATCACTCCCAATAAGTATTATACCACATTATTTTGGGACTTGTATATATTTGTAATTTAAGTATTTCTTATTGGCAGTTCTGAAAATACTATTTTGTTTCTTATTCAGCTCATCAAGTTTAACACGCTTAGTGTCTGCATCCATAGTTTTGTCTGCATACAGCTCCCTGATAGCCTTAGAAACTTTCATAGCATCTGCCCTAGCTTTACGCATACCTTTAAGTTCTTTGTCCACCTTAGGCTTCCTACCCTCAAAAGAGGCATCTGCATATTGTGTCTCCAGCTTATCAAGACCGCCAAAGAATACATCCTTGCTGCGGGAAGTACCTGTACCCTCAGTATATGTAAATCGACTATATTCTGTCCACTTCCTACTAGGGGTAACCTCATCTTTAGCCATCATATTGATAGCACCCATTAAAGCATAACCCATAGAGCCTGTGAGACCATAGATTGTGTTGTCTATCTTGATAGGTGAGAGGTTAGTCACCTGACCAATACCACGAGCTACCATAGAGGTATACTGATTATACTGATTCTTAGGACTAAGCTTTTCAAGACGTTGGTCAACAAGAGGACGATTACGATACATAGAGTGGTTTGTCTGCCATTCATAGAACTTTTCAATAATGGGAGGAGCACCGGAAGGAGCGAGGTCTTTAATAAGCTTATAGACAGCATCAGCAATGACCTGCTTATCTTCACCCTCAGACATAACATCTAGTAATCGCTCAGGTATAGAGCCAGCTAGCTGTCCGATAAAGGTAGGTTTAGGATAATCATAGATGGTATCACCTATCTTGATGTACCATGCTTTATTCTTCATCTCCATAGGCATATCCTTATACCAATCTTCGTCTTTATTCCAATACCACAATAACAAGGTGGGGAACAGTACATGTTCTGCCATAGCAAGACCAACACTAAGAGGGTTCTTAGAAAGCTCTCTCGCTGCCTTTAAAGTACCCTGAAAAGAAGCATTTAAAAAAGGCGTATGCTTGTTAAAAATTTTAACAGTAGTACCACTCTTCGCAAAATTAAGGGTACTGTCAGAAGCAACCATAGCAGCTTCAATCATAGAAGCACCCCGTCCTTTAGCACGTCGATAAAGAGCCATACGTGGTAACTGTTCCATAGCTTCACCATATGCTACATTCCAATTCCATAATACTTTGATAGGATATAAGATTTTATCAAGGACAGAATCACTAATGTTAGGGTCTACAGTTTTCCTAAAGTCTTTATTGATTTCAGCAATAGAGCCTAAGTGTGTGGACATAGTGACACCATTAGACCTAAATTCTCTTTTGTATTGTCTAAGCAGAGCACGTTCTCTGTTGTTGCGAATGATAAGTTTACCAAAAGCATTGTCACTATTGAGCATCTGCAATCCCTGCCAAAAGATTTTCATAGGAGCAACAAGGGGAATGTGAGAAGCACTACGCCCATCAGTGTTCATAATAGTTGCTTCAAGAATATCTTTGCAGAGGTTAGCAGTAGCGAACATAGGTGTGCTAGTAGAGCCAATACGTAAAGCTGTTGCTGCGCCATGAGATATTTTCTCAATAATGTCAAGTTTAGAAGCACTCATATTGCCATCTTCGGAAGTCATAGCTTCATAGAGACCTTTCATCATACATTGGTAGTATTTAGGGTGTCCCTCTTCATATACAGTAATAATTTGTGAAACGTGCTTGTATTTACCATCTTTTACAGGCATCATAAGAAAATGACCCCTGTCACCCTTAGCTAAATCAGCAAGGGCAAGACCAACACGATTACGCTCCACTTTGAAGACAATACTTTGCATGTTCTTCATAGCCTGTACCATAGGGTCTTTGATAATACGCTCAGAACCCTCAACAGTCATAGCTTTATGAGATGCAAAGAAATCACTTGTACCTTCAATCTCAAATGAACGTGACATAGGAATATATTCAGGGTATTTTTTCAAGAAGGTATTAGCAACCTTTGCAGGGATAATCTGTCCGGCAACAGCAATGCGCAACACATTCTCATTCCATTGTTTCCAAAGATTAGAAGCAACTTTCATCTCGGGCAGTTCCTCTGCTTTAGTGATGATTTTATTACATTCTTCCAAGGTGTGGGTTGTCTTACGTCCTGTAGCCATAACTTCTAATTCATGTTTAGCGGTTTGATAGGTGTTAAAGGCTTCATAAAAATCAGTATACTCAGTGTCTTTGAGCCATGCCTGAAGCTCAGCACCACGCTTGCCCTGTACATTCAAAGGTTTCAAGATGTCAGTAGCAACAACATTATTGAGAGCAACATTGAATTTTGTCTGCATCATCTTAATGGCAGCTCTAGTTCCTAGATTATTACCATTCAGAAGACAACCAACAGTATCATTACCTGCTTGCTTTGCATACTGTGCTAAGACAGCAGGGTCATTCTCCATAGCTATCTTTACACCTTGGTTATCCTCATAAGCTCTTATGCTTTCGTCAAGGTCAGCATACTCCCAAGCAAAATGCTTTTTAGTAGCAGTCCAAGTACCAATGAGTTTATCAATCTTTTTACCGAGTTTTTTGTCTGCCCAATGAAACATGCCAGCAGCTTTGCTGAAGTCAGACTGAGAACCCCATCGGCGCACCTGTTGTCCTAAAAGGTTCATCTGTGCCTGATAGAATCTATCACTTGCAATAGCCTTTTCAAATTCAGCATAGGCAAGAGGGAAGTGCTTTTTAGCCATCTCAGGGTTGACACAGTATTCATTCATAAAGGCTGCACGTCCTTCTTCTACATAAGTAGCATAGTTTTCCGGGGCGTATTTATTACCATACTCTCCTCTCTGCCATATAGAAGTCGCACCATCATAGAGTTCCTTTTGAACTGCTGTGTCTTTACCCCAACCAAATTTATCAGACAAACCGTGTCCGATTTCATGGCAGATTACAGACCATGCACGAAAACCACGGATACGGATGCCTTTACCTTGGGGCATAAAATAGCCTAAGGTTCTATCACTATCAGCTAAATCCAACCTACCGGGACGAATAGGAAACATAGCTTTGGCTGTTTCCCATATATCCTCTGCACTGACAGCATGAGGGTAAAGGTTATCTTTACTATAGTGCAGCTCATCACCGAACGCACCTTGCATAATCTCAGGTGTCTGACTAGATGCTATGCGGTCTTCAGCTAACTGATTAGCAATAGCATCTTGCTGCATCTGCTGTTCAGGCATCTGTTCGGGGTAGGCTTTTTCAGCAGTTGTCTGTGGTTCACGCTTGGTAACCTGAGCAGGTGTAACCATCTCATCATAGTCATTATCCACATCCCACACATTCGCACGCTGTTGCTTGTGTTTCTTACGATTCTTACGTTTCCTTTTGTTTTTCTCTTTAGCAGGAGAACCTAACTTTTTGTTTGTCTCATCAACCTTAGTCTTATCAGCCAAAGGCTCAGTAGCAGGGTTTGTCTTTTCAGACACAATCTCTGCATCCGTAATAGGGGTTGTCTTAGCAGACCAATCTGCTTTGACAAGCTTTTTAGTACCAATAGCAGCATCTGTCAGAAACTGACTGACAGCAAAACGAGCAGAATGTTCTTCTGCATACTTACGTACATTTTCATCCATAGCAAGTATGACACCTGCTGCAATACCGCTGCCAACAAAGGGTGTAGTCATAACCTTAGAGACTTTAGGGGCAGCCTTAGATAAAAGACCACCCACGCCATGTGTCACAGAAGCTGCCACAGTACCTGCCAACATAGGGAGTAGGGATGCTTTAGCTTGGTCAGACATCTCAGGGGCATTTTCAATCTCCTGTGCTTTCTGCATCTCATGCACCATGATAGGTACTTGAACAGCCAAAGGAATCCAAGGACTAGCAGCACCTGCTACGTCACCTATGAGAGTGAGGGGGTCTTTGGTGGCAGTATAACGAGCATCATCCACAGCATCCTGTAAAGCAATAGCAGCCTTTTCCTGAGCAGGAGACACATACTGCTGTGGTAGTGCCATATCATCTATAGAATCAGGCAGGACACCTGCTTTATATGCTTCACCAGCAGCCACAGCAAGCTTCTGACTCGATTTATTTATGTCTGCAATCCATTCGGTAATCGCTCCACCAAAATCATCAAAAGGATTATAGTCTTGGTGTTGTACCTTTTGGAGCTGTTCTTGTCCTTTGGCTTGTAAATCAACACCACTGACATAATCATCATCCATCTTATGCCATGCACCATACATATCAAATTTAGCCATAATTCCTCCTATTCCCCTCTAGCATCTGCCAGCATATCATTTATATTACCTTCAGCACCAAAGACATCACGTAAAACTTTGTTTACATCAAGACCTGCTTGTTGGGCAAGTACCTCAACTCTGCGGTGAATTTGGTCTTCATCTAAAGGAACACCTCTATCATCTGTAGGGTTACTGTTGACTAAGATTTTTAATTGCGCTATCTGTTGGTCATAATCCGAAAGAGTAGGGGTATCATTTGATGGGTCATAGTTTGATGTAGAGGTAGACTGTGTTGTCTCCTGCTCACTAGGGATATATCCACGTTTCTTTTTAAACTCTAGCAAGGCATTAAGTCTTGCTGTAGCTCTATTGGCTCTCTTTTGCAAAGCCTTATATTCATCAGAATCACCATCAACATCAGGGTCTTGATAAGCTTTATACCATTCGGCGTATGTCTGAGTATCTTTAATATATTGATAGCCATTTTCATATGACCAAAAATGTTTAGCTTCTGCATCATTACCATAGCCTTTAGCTGACTGCCGTGCTTGACGTGTGATGGCACGAATCATAGTAGCCTTAGTTGTCTCCGGTAAATTAGAGCTATTGATAATCTGCATCTGCTCACTTGGGTCATTGGTTTGCAAAAGAGCCATATTGATTCTGTCTCTTTCATCTGCATCTCGTTGAGCCTTAACACGTTGAGCCTGTGCCTGTTTAGCATATATAGCCTGACGTATCTTATTGACACGCTGGGGGTTATAGGCAGCAGCAGATTGCTCTTTAGGATTAGCAGCTTTCATACCACCATGGTAATCAGCAAGATGCAGATGTCTGCCTGTGCCAGCGTCATGGAATAAGACCTCACCAAAATACTGCTTAAAATAAGACAATGCTTTATTAGCCTGTGCTTCATCCACATTGTCACCTAAGTAAATATCCACAGCATTACCTTTAGTATGTTCTGAGTTTGGTACACCACCCACAGATGCATTATGCTCTGCTGTGCGGTAACCACTAGTAATCTGTGCATCCTTAAAGCCTAGCTGATAGATAGCACCACCAACCATAGGCAACACACTTTTCATAGTAGGTGACAGGTCTGTTAAGTCTGGGTTGTCTCCTTGTGAGATAGGCAGGTTAGCTTCAGGAATACCATCAGCATTTGTAGTTTCCGCAGGTAACTTAGCCAACAATGCTTCAGCCTTTGAGAGGTCAATAGTACCATCAGGACGTGTACACTTAGACACAATATCATCGGTAACTCTCAGATTGAAGTTATCTGCAATCTTAGTATAGGAAGGATAGAGGTTCACCATCTGCTTTAAAGACAAACCATCTTCGTACTGATAGTCACCTAAGGCATCCAATCTTGCCGTATCAAAATCTTGGTCAGCAATCATCTGAGCAAGAGGGGCAACAGCTTTAATGAACCCATCTCTATCCCTCGTACCTAACTGAATCTTGCGCAATGCTTCACTGCCACGAGTGAGAAAATCCTCACCCTTAGCTCCACTATATACAAGGTCTTGAAGCTCACTAGAACCTAACATGACCATCTTCTGACGCTTATCATCATTGATTCTCTTGTCAGCTTCATTTGCTATTTTTATTGTGTCTTGAACAGCACCCTCATAATAGCCTTGGTCAAATGCTACTTTATTGGAGATACCATCATCACTAAAGTTAGCTCTGTTCTCCTGTAGATATTTATTGAAAAGACTAACAGCTTCAGAAACACTCTTAGGCTTTTCAGATGCAGGGTCATTCATCCATTGCTCTTTGGCATATTGGCTCGCCATCTTACCAATGCCTTTTTCAAGTACAGCCATAGCATAGCGGTTATCTGTCAAGTCAAATTCATCACTAGAGTTCTGCAAAGCTGCCATGCGGTCAAACTTCTTCAGGTCTTCTTGTGTCTTACCTGCAAGGAGTTTGTCTGCATTGACCAATACTGCTTGGTCTTGGGTACGCTTCTCATCCGCAATACGCTCCTCCATGATATTCTTACCAAGGAGACCTAAAGATGATGCTAAGCGTTGTGCATCTAAATCTGTACGTTGTGAGATGCCTGCAGATGCATTGAATTTATTTAAGGACAGCGCATAGGGCATCTCTGGTTGTTTTGCAAACTGCCGTTGAGTACCTACCGCTGCCTGTACTTCTTTACTCAATCTTCTTACCTCCTGTAAATACCATTGCCAATACCTAGCTTCTCATGGACGCTACGTGGAGCGTTGCCTACCCATGTCTTAGTAGCAGTCTTGGCTGTCTTTCCAATGCCACCTGTAATCTTCTGCTGATTCATAATATTCTTGGCTTGTGTATAATTATTCAAACCTGTGGCAGCAGAAGACAAAAAGTTAGTGAATCTGCTGGGCATCTTAGGTGCAGAAGCATTAAGGTTCTCTAAAAATTCGTGAGTAGATTTTACCTGTCGCTCACGATTCAGGTCAACCTCATTAGATTTACGTTGGTAGTTATCTTGGATAGAGGACACTGCACGAGCAGTATCACCTTCGGCAGCACGTACAATGAGGTTAGCTGTACGTCCGCTCATGGTCTCATTCACAGCAGCCTTTACGCCACTATTGAGCTGCATAGAGTTTAACCTAGTGTTGCTGATTTCTGTGACAGCTTGGTCAAAGGCATCTGTGCGCTGCTGTTCTAAATCCATGATATTCCAATTCATCTCAGTAATAGCTGCCTTAGCCTGTGCGTTCATGGTAGCCTGTGCTGCCTTAGCTTGTGCACGTTGTCCCATATAATCACCTGCTACTTGCAAGCCTGTACTGATACCAGCAGCCACCATAGGACTGCACATAAGACATCACTCCTTTATCGGGTATAATGTAAATTTCTGAAATAGTTCTCCATTGATTCTTGTGTAGTTGCCAAACTCAGCTCCCAACCATTTAAGCCATTGTACATGTCGCTTATTCCTAAGCCACACATAATTATAAACATGATGTGTTACCCATTGTTTAAAGAAAGGCTTGCAGAAGCGCAGGAACTTAATAGGGTGCATATCTACCTCATGAGTACAGACAACCCATATTAAGTAAGCATCAATAGCACCAATGGCATAAACCCTTTGTGTCTCATCATCATAAAGACACAAAGCATTGTTTAACTCCTCAACCTCAGTGAGACCAAAGGATGTATTTGAAGCATAGAACCATTCCATTTTGTCTTCATCACGCATATTTTCTCTGAAGTTACAGAGCTGTTCAATGGTTAATTTAGATACTTTTAAAATAGTCTTGTCCTCCTTTGGTAGTTGCCAATCCAACCTGCACCCACAAGAGATACAGGGAGTGGGGTGTCTGTTTCCAAACGAATGTTTATATTCTCGTTTTTGGCTTGAATAGGGAACTTAAAAGAACCTGTGGTAAATGGCATTGCACCTAAGATATTAAAACGAGTACCTAAGAGCCTAGAGGTATACTCATAGACATAGGCTTGTTTGTCTTTAATATCCACAGTTACTTTGAAGTAGCCACTATCAGCATAGTTAAACCACATCTGCCGTAACTGCAATCTGCCCTCAATAAGAGCCTGAGTGCTGCCATTGTCAGACTGCTTAACCATAATGGTTGACATAACAATCTTAAAATTATAATTGATACCTACAGTCAACACTTGGTTAGAGTAATCACCAATAAAGACTAGCTTTCCCTCTTTAGCCTTAGTGTATGTACCATCGGGAGCAACAGCACTATATTGTTTATCCTGCTCATATATATCACCGAAAATATCACTTATATTCACAGTAGTTTCATCTTTAAGGGAATCATAACACTCAGCAGGAATCTGATAGGAATGTTTGCAATCCAATAAGATACGATAGACTTCACCATCAAAGTCAGTAGTATTAATGGTAAAAGAGATTTTCTCCAAACAGTAATAGCCATTACGCTCGACTATCAGATAGAGATAGTTATCAATAAATTGCCCTCCATAGACAACACCTTGCATATCCCACTTAGACCATGCAGCCTGTACACGTTGGCTGTCAATGAAAAGATACTTATAGACATATATTGATGTCTCATCACCCTCAGTGAGATAAAGCATTACATTCTCAACAGTAGAGGGAATGATTTTATACACACCATTAGGAATATAGTTAGGAACGTGGGATGTTATGTCTTGAACATCCTTAGCATCTGTGTTGTCTGCTGCGGTGAAGAACTCACGCACAGTGGTATACTTAGCTCTTTCAGCTACAAAGTAAACATTGCGTCCTGCGTTAACAGGCTTAGCTTTAAGACTAGCTTCATAGTGGGTAACTGCCGGGGACAGATTAGCACTTGTAGGTGTCAAGACACCATCAGCAGAGAGCATGAATTGTGCTTCTTGACTAAACAAGATAAGGTCAGTATCAAACGTGACAGCATTATATAGTGTGCTAATGGTATTATCAGAGACTGCTAAGTCGATAGGGTCTGTGTCCTGCACTTTGGTTGCACTTGTCATCCAAAAGTTAAAGAAGTCAGCAGAGCGAGTGAGGATAATATTTTCACCACTAAGAAAGCCTAAGCGGTTACGATGATAGAAGACATCATTTATTGTCCCACCAATGAAGGAGGGTTCAGGGTTACTATCTTCATCTCCTGCATCACGCACAGACCAATCAGCACATTTGAAAGTAAAAGTACCATCTGCTTCACGTACTAAAACGTGGGGCATAGTAGTATTATCAATATGATTCTTCATTGATGGTCTTGCGCATTCACGCCATACTTGGTCTTCTGCCACATAAGAGACATAATAATCATCTGTACTGCTACCTTCTTCGCCGGTGATTTTAACAATAAAACCATCAGGAGCATTGACAGGTAGATTAGAAAATTTCTGAACAGACTTTAGAATACCGAAAGCTGCTTGATTATTATAGCCATCATAGACAGTAGCGGAATCAATTAAAGAATAAGCTTTTGAATTACTAGGAATAGAGGTAGATGCAGTCCATGTGAGTGTATAGACATTCATCGTGCTATATAACTTTAAACCATTAGCCTGTTGTGTTATCACTTTATTGGTTACTTTCCATTTATCATTCTGACAGCGTGTGATTTCTGACACCATCTTTTTATAAGCAGCATAATCACTATCAAAACTCTCATTTGAATTTGCACGTAGATTTTCTTCAGTAGGGAATTTGACTGTTATAGTATAACCATTACGAGTTATAACAGTTGGAAAGGCACTCCAAGTATGAAAATGCCCTGTAAAAGCTAATCCTTTAAAGCGGTCTTCTTGTTGTACAGGAGATGTGGTGGGTTGTAAATAAACTGTCTCACCTGTCACAGTTTTAAAGGCTGTCTTCTTCAGATATAACCATGAAGAACCTGTGGTAACCGCAAACCCATTGTCTTTTGCTTTAGTGGCTAATTGTTGAGCAATGTAGTCTGTGGTAATCAGTTTTGTGTGGCTTTTATCTGAACCATCAGGGGTCTCATGGCTTGCGATAGTTGTGCCATTTACATCAATACGATACGTCCTGCCGTACTGACCACTTTTGATGTTAACAAGAAGACCTTGGACATCCCAACTATTGTTATCAATAGTATCAGCCATCTTTGTCTTTTGCAGAGTGTTGCAGATAAAAGTATAATCCGCAATCGTGATAGGCTTCAAATTATATCGTGGCAACTGTGTGTAAATATAAGGTTTAGTACCACTAGCAAAGTTCACAGTCTTCCTGTTGCCTTGCATGTCATAAATCTCAATATCACTGCCTGTGAACAAGACAATATACTTCTCATTTACATCTCTGTCAATAAAATGTACCAAAGGTTTAGCTGAAGCATTTATTTTACGCCCTAAGTTAGCTACTAGAATACTAGGGGGTCTCTTTTGTAAACCACCTGCTTCACTAGAATAGCCATTCAACTGTTCTTCTAGCTGTTCAGGGTGTCTGAGGATAGGCGGTTGCTGAGACACACCACTCACAAGGTTTTTTATGTCTTGATTAATCAATCCCATAATCTCACCTCAATCTCAGCTCATGAACATAGGTATGTTCCAGCATTGAGTAGTTGTTATTGTCTACCTCAAACTCCATCAGATGTTGCCATGCTTCAGCAATCTCCTGCTGTGTAATCTTGGTCAGACTATCATCACCAAAGTAAGAGCTTTGGAAGACAAAACATGCCTTAGCTAAGATATAGTTTCTCATCTGCTCCGGCAAGTTTTCAAAGTCAAGATAAAGCACCATCTCTACATCTAAAGGGTGCTCAAAGATTAGTGTGTCTTTGAACAGGTCTTTTACATAATCACCTTGTCTGACAAGCTTAATACCATGGTTATCCTTAAGATACAAGTAATTGCTGTTCCATGGAATCTTCTTTGTGTCTGCATCAGGGTTAAGGGTGAAGTGGGGTGTTTTGTTAAAAGTCCATCCTCGGGACTGCTCTTGTCTGCTAATATTCCGCAGGATACGAAGGGCATTGATAGCATCCACATCTGTCAGTTCTTCAAGACTGTTAATAGGAGCTTCACCAATAGTACCAATGATACTATTGACTGCATCAAGTTCAGTTAATGCTGTTAGTTGCATTGGCATCTCCTTTCATTTTTAGAAAAAATAGGGGACAGCATACGCCATCCCCTAGTGTTAGTAGTTTAAAATTAAGCCTGAGTTACAACACCCATAAAGGCAGCTTCAGGACGCAGACCACCAAAACCTTTTGCATATTTAGCAATGATTTGGTCTGCCTGATATTCAGGGCGACGAGCATGTTCCATACCTAAACCTTTGAGGGTCAAGATACCAGCGGAAGACGGATGTGCCACAATGAATTGGCAGGTGTCTTTGTAGGTAGTGGGGAACACATGACCATCACCTTGGATAACATTCTCATTATCCACGCCACCCTCAGTCAGCAGGGGAGCTTCAATCAAATCAAAACCAATCAGTTTCGGAGGGTTGTTGCCCTCAATGGTCATAGAAGCACCATACAGTTTGTTGATGATGTCCTTGTTAGCAATCAGTGCGTTGAGTGCCATCGGTTTGATGTAGCAGTTGCGACCTGCCAGCGGAACATTATTCTCAGACATTTTGGTCTTGATTTTCAGCAGTTCCTTAAAGATAGCTACACCCATAGCTTCAGTTTCGCCATAGTCAGCGGTTGCCACAGTCTCGGTAACAATCAGACCTTTGCCAGTACCTTTGACACCAGTAGTAGCATTGGTAGGCAGGTTCTCTTTGTCTTCTACAATCATCTTAGCTACTTCAGCCAAGATAGCACAGTCCTGAGCAACAGCCAATGCTTCGCCCATTTCCTTGGAATACTTAGAACGCAACTCAAAGTGGTTCATAGCTTCATCCAAATCAAAAATCATGCAGTCAGAGGTCAGCAGACCATCCAGCACAATAGTACGCTCATTGTGTTCAATGGGAGTACGCAGGTCATCCAAGTTCTCACCTGCTTTCAGGTATTTAGCCTTTGCTCGACCTACAATCGGGAAGATAGCAGATTTACCATGTTCAATAGTGCGCTCAGAGAAGCGACCACCGGTAATAGTGGATTGAGAGAAAGCGGTGAGAACTTCACCGGTAAACATTTTCAGAAATAAACCTAAGCGGTCTTTGCCTTTATCAGATTGGGCAAGACCGGGGTTGGCAATAATCATATCAGCCATTAAATCACTCCTTTAATAATTTTGAATAAAAAAAAAATAACCCTCCGCTTATGGGAGGGGATTGACGTTTGTGTCTTAACCAAAGAATTTAGAAGCAGCGACTTTACGCTCTACTTCATGCATATAGTTGAGGTCTTTGCCATAGCGTGGGTCGCTCATAGCTTTAATCATCTCATTGGCATCAGCATAGCCTTTAGATTTACCCACGTTACCACTACCACCTAAAGTAGGGTTAGCAGTACCATGCTGTGCTACCATCTGTGCTTTTACACCTGCAATGTAAGCAGACACAACAGACAAATCATCTTTGTTTACAATAGCATTGAAAGCATTGACTGCTCCTGCACCTTGCGACTGTACGAATTTTTGGATGCGTTTGTACTCATTGATGCCACCTGCATCCTCAATAATCTTGTTAGCAAAAGCATCAGCCTTAGCTTGCCAACCTGCGAGAGCTGCTTCTACAAGAGCTTTAGGGTAGCCTTTTTCTTCCAACAGCTTATAACTGTCTGAAGATAACTCACCCTTCTCATTATATTCAGCTTCTAAGGCAGCATAGTCGATGCCCTTACCTTCGAGTTCAGTCTTGGCAGATTCAATCTCACCTTTAGCTTTTTGGTACTCTTCCTGCTCCTCAGCAGGTTTGTCTTCTTCTTTGGTATCTTTTTCATCAGTGGCGGTTTCTTCTTCAGCTTTACCACCTTCAGTGTTATCAGTATCAATAACTTCACCATTAGAAACAATAGTAGTATCAGTAATATCTACCTGTGTTTCCTTGGGTTCTTCATTGACCTGTGTGTTCTGATTTTCAATATCAGCCATTAGTTTCACTACCTCCTTGTGTCTGCTGATTCATGGCATCCATAGCACCTTTGGTTGCATTAGGTATAGCAGCCTGTGCCATTGCCATCATTTGTGCTTGTTGTTGTTCCTGCTGAATCTGTTCCGCAGACTTAATCAGACCTGTGGTATCAAGATTACAACTGTTTGCCCAAGCACGAGCAACGCCTTCCCAATTCACAACAGATGCTGCATCAGGAATCTGAGCAATGCCTTGGATAAAGACAGTAAGCTTCTGTTGGTCATGTCCACGTCCAATAGCTTCCATGCCGGTAGTTACGGCAAGAGACACAATATCTTTAGGGACATCAGCAATTTCACCTTTTTTGGAAAGGATATTTAAAAGTGTGTTAGCTAAGGGTAATTGCAATTCTTGTGACAGGATAGAATAGATACCCCCAAGGGTATCCTCCAGCTCATTAGCCACATAACGAATTTCCTCAGCAGTCACACGTTCGCCACTACGTTGGACAGCAGAATTTAGCATAAAGGCATAAGACAACCTGCTTTCAATAGCATCAGCAGTCATTTTAGCAATCTGCATATCTTGTGTCTTGTCCAGCGACAGACAAGTAACATCTTCCTTGTTACCTGTTACAAAGCCACCATTTTTTGTCTTCATAATCTTGCTAGGTTGTGTCACGCCATTAGGGCGCACAAGGTAGATTACAGAAGCAGCAATAGCAGACATCTCTGCAATGGCTTTAGAGAGACCTTCAAGGGTCTTTAAGTCACCAATATATTCCTCAACATATGAGCGACTATAATGTTCACCATCCATCTTAAAGAGACGGACAGGAATCCAAGGACAAACATCAGCAGGGAAAGACTGCTCATAGCCATCAATCTGTTTACCCTCAATCTCTTGGTAACTATAATATCTGTTGTCTTTGGATGAATAGGTGATATGTGTATAGACCTCAACCAATTCATCACCACGTTTGGTAGACAAATCAATATCTAGTTGCCCTAAGACTTCATAGGGCAGGGTATTGATAGCAAGTTTGTCACAGGTAATCATCTGAATAGGGTGTCCCACAAAGTCTCTTTGTACTACATAACTATTCAGCTTATAGACTTTAATGCCCCCCTCTTTAGGAGGGAAGAACAGTAAAGCATTGCCAGCTATAATAAGCTGTTTCAGACACACCTCCATGGAAACACGCATCTGCGAAGATTCAAAGTATTTCTGAGCCGTTTGTTCTCTTTGTACTAATGCTTGCTCTATCTCTTGTTTGTCTTCGGGTTTGCTCTCATAGTATTTGAGGACATCATCTCGGATGTCTTGTCTGAAAAAGGGTGTGTTTGGAGGGAACAGAGCTAATACCAGCTTTGAAGTGAGATTATTGACACCTCTCGCACCTACCGCTTGGTAGGGCGTAGGGTACTTAGTAGTACCATTAGCTTCTTTTTTAGGGAATAAAAAAGGGATTGTATACTTTGCACAATCCTCAGCTCTGTCAATATAAACTTCACGCTCAATAGCCAATCGCTCATATAAAGCTTTTGCTGTCTCTGCCATTAAAGGTTCACCCCTGTACCACTACCAATCTGTGTGATGGTAAGCTTCTTTTTACCCTTGGTCTTAGCGTTCGGATTTTCCTTTTTAGTATCCTCAGCAACATTATCAATCTTCAAGGGTGCTGCAACAGGGGCAGCAGCAGGAGCAGCTTGTTCTACTTTTGGTTTCTTAGTACACATCGTTCCTCCTCTCTACAACTGTGTGGGATTGTATACGCCATTGCGAGCAATCGTCAGTTGTTGTCTACCTTTCTTCTTGTTAAAGGTATCAGCAGTACCACCATACTCAGGACTATCAGGGTCTTTTGCATTGGTTTCCGGTACTAAGGAGGATGCAGATACGTCAGTATTCACGCTGGGTGTCTTAAGCTTCCAGCACATCTTATCACTCCTCATCATCATTTAGGTTAGCCATAGCCTTGATATGCCCCAGCACATCCATAACGCCCCTAATATATCCAATTAACTCGTCATTGTTTTTGGCATTGTGTGTCATAAGGCTACCAAGACTGTAGGCTTTCTCTAAATGTTCATAAATTACAGGGTTTACATATGGTAGTTTTTCTCCATCATCCCCTTTATTAGATACAATATTAATATTCATTGTCACTTATATACCTTTACTTTATTTAAAACTCAGGCGTGCATCCGAAAATACACGCCATTACAAAGGCTAATGCCTTTACTATTCATTGTCGCTTATATGCCCCTTTACTTTATTGTCTCTTTTGTGACCCTTTGGGTGTCCAAAGGATAGGCTTAAAGTCTTTATCGACATCCTCATATCTGAGAATACGAGCAACCCTTGCCTGTGTCAGTGCTTCTTCCTCAGTTAAACCTGCTTTCTCATAAGCAGCCACCACAGCATCCCATGAGCAGTCTTTGTCGAGGATTCTCTTTGCACCAACCTCACCAATCTTAGGGCAACCTTTGTAGTTATCAGTAACATCACCGACAAGAGTTTGATACAGGAACTGATAATCAGCTTCTTCTTGTGTTGTCTTATGGAATGTGTCCTGAATGAAGTTGTAAAAAGGACAGGGGATAGACCGCATATCCTTGTCACCGCTGATAATAACGGTAGAGGTAGAAGGAGCTGTTCCATAGATACCTAAAATATCATCAGCTTCAAGACTTGGGATAGACAACACATTATAGTTTTTCTTTACCCACTCAACAGCAGAATGATAGGCAAGAGGTTTTCTCTTAGCCACACGATTGAGCTTATAAGGGGGATAGATTTTAGAGCGAAAGTAGGGGTAGCTAGAGAAGCACATGGTAATAGTATAAGCTCCCTCGTGCTCCATGTGACGCAGGACTTTATCGGTGATACTGACAACCATTGTGTCAATAGCATCTTTTACTTCTGCTAAGTCAGAATGTAATGTCCACAGGTCACCATACCAATTAATTTCCTGCTCTGCTGCTGCACAGGTGCGGAAGACAATCATGTCAGCATCAAAGTACAGGCGTAAAACTTTAGAAGCCAAGATTAAATACCCCCATCAACAGGTGGAGAAAACCAAGGATACCACCAATAATCAGTCCATAGAAAACAACGCAAAACAGGATAACAAAGAGGACATAAATAGCGATAGCACTCCACTTCATTTAAAATCACAGCTCCTTTCTGTACAATGTGCACAGTTCATAAAATTCCTATCAAAGATTTCAGGGGCAGCGTCAGCTAAGCGTTCCTGAATCATTTCAGCTAACTTTCTGTGCTCAGGCATGGCACGTTTGCACAGCCTTTTGGGCATGTACTCATACCATGCTCTAAAGTTACCTGTCACTACCAAGGATGTCTCAACACCTTGGGGTAGGAAATAGGCAGCATCCTGTTCTGCAAGTCCCTTGGCAGTATAGTCATTGTAAGCACTTAAAAGGTTAGGGACGAAGTAATTATTAATTACTTCCTTAGAAAACCCTTGCTTAACTACAAAGTCATTAAACCCCTCAGGGATGACGCACTTATCAAAGACACTACCACGAGCAGACTTACAGGTGAAGCTGAGGTGGCGATGTCTCGTGAGTTGTCCTAAGACACGCACAGAACAAGTCACCAAAAAGGAAGCATAGCAGTGCTCCAAGACACTAAGATGTCCGCTCTCAATAATCTTCTTGATAGACTTTTCAGTAACATCTTTACCATAGGGTTGCTTGCAGGCACACTCTAAGAGTGCCATGTAGTTAGGTGTCATTGAAATAAGGTCAACAGTAGGCATTAGAACAGGTCACCTCCTGCTACATGTCCTTTTGCTTTGGTCTCTAAGGTGTGTGGAGAAGCAACAGTCATGAAGCTGCCTTGCTTACACTTAACTTCCACACGGATACGATTTACTACACCTTCAAAATAGATAGTCTCTCCTAAGGAGTTCTGACGTTTGATATAGACCTTCTGACCAATCTTTGGTACAAAAGGTTGCTTTTGTTTCGACATATGACTTTACCTCCACAATTTTTGTTTGTCTTCCGAACCTAAAGGCTTCTGCTTTAGTGTTCATAAAAATATCAATTTTTGTCTTACCATAGCCACCACCAAATCTGTCCTGAACGATATAACTATGTCCATCTATAACAACTTCGGTGCCTAACGGCAAGCCATCACACGCCACAGTCACCCCTTGGATAGCAGGGTGTCCGCTGGCGGTGATGCCATCTGTCTTACCACATTCATCAAAGGCAGGGGTATAGGCGGTGCAGATGACTAAGAGTAGAGTAGGGATGTTAAACATTTTTACCTGCCCATTGCTCTGCCATAGCTCTAGCAATACCTTCAAAGGTCTTACTGCGCATCTTAGCTCTTTCAGCCGGAGGAAGACCAAAGGCATCATAAAGCCACTTCGGTTCTCTTTTTTTCTTGCCTGTCTTACTGTCAACCCATTCAAAATATTCAAGTTTAGGACGTTCTGTTACTCCAGGGACTAAAGCAGGCAGTCCTTTCAACCATAGACAAGTGCTTTTAGCAGCATTATCACCAAACATCCAAGGATGAATAATTTGAGTAGGTTTAAGAGGAAGTCCATACTTTTCAGCTAAATCTGGAAACCATGTTTTGATGTATCCACCACTGATAATACCAATAGGGTTTTCAATAGCAATTTTGTCACAATTGGCAGTTAAGAATTTACAGAAGAATTCAATACCTTCTCTTTGTCTGCCATCTGCTCTTTTATTTGCAAAGTAGGCAGCACCGCTAACAGCCAAATGGGTACAAGGTGGAAAAGCAATAATCATATCCCACTTCTCTTTCAACAATGGGATAGCATCCTGCTGCAAGTGCCATTCAGGATGCCCCCCACTACAAGGGATGATGTCGCAACTATAGGCTTCATGCCCTAACTTGCGTAACTCAATGGTTACACGTTGGCTTTCTTCACATGCTACTAATATCTTTATTGTAATAACCTCCTAGTGACAATCATACCAATTTCTACCAATCTTTCCCTCGGTATCTAATTGGCATCTGATTCCGTAATACTCCTGAGCCTGTCTCATAGACTCCTGTGCTATTTTTACACAAGCATCAGCAATATCTTTAGTTCTACATGCTAATTGCCCCTCATCGTGACACCAGCACATAAACTGAAAGTCTTTGCCATGGTCATATCCAGCTTTAATCATGTTCTCTTCCCATAGACATATCCATTTTTTACATATCAATGCGCCACAGGACTGTAAAAGTAAATTGAGAGCTGAATGTAGACTTCTCACATGGAGATGTCTGCCATCCAACCCTCTTAAATATTTACGTTTCCATTCTTTAATTTTTCCATGGTACTCAACCACGAGTGTATTCTTGACAGCTTCACGCAGCATCTTGATAGCAGGGGTAGCCTTCAGGAATTTATTCTTTACCTGTTTGCCCACCTTTTCATCACCGCCAAGCTGTTTACCGATAGCTTTATCACCAGCACCATACAGGAACGCATAGATAAATGTCTTAGCTGCATTTCTTGTAGGCAACCCAGCAGCCTGTTGATTCAATGTGTGGATGTCACCATTCAAGATAACATGAGCATAAGCACCTTTATCATAGGGATAAAGATAGTGTGCAAGACACCTAAGCTCCAAGCCACAGGCATCTACACCTACCTCATACCAACCTTCAGGTGCTCTGAACAGCTCCCTGCACTCTTGTCCGTAGGGACTACCCACATGAGGGACTTGGGCAACATTAGGGTTCGCATGGGTAGCACGTCCTGTTACTGTACCGCAAGGGTTCACACTGCCATGGATTCTACCATCAGCCTTAACATGCTTCAGCCACGCTTGATTACCTGTAGCAAGCTGACCTAACCGCTTAGCCACCATAAGGTATTCCTCAAAGACAGCAGCTAAGTCTCTTAGTTCCTGTGGGGCATTTTCGTCACCCTTAATAAACTTAAAGGTGTCACCATCAATCTTCAGACGTTCATCCTCATAGCAATCTTCATTCTCTGGCAAGTAATTAAATTGATGCTCCAGCACCCATGCTACCTGCTGTCTGCTGCTAGGATTGAAGTCCTTATATCTTTGAATAGGCACACCTGCCTTATAACCTAAGCGTTTGTTGTCTCTTTTAGGCACGAAGACCTTATCGGGTATCTGTGGCACAATGGACACAAGCTGAGAAGACAACACAGCATAGCGTAACTCTAAGGTTTCCCTCAGCTTTTCTGCCTTTTCTAAATCAAAGACAAAACCATTCCGCTCCTGCTTAGACATCAGCCATTGTGCTTGATGTTCCAGCTCTATAGCCTTAGCAGGTGCTCCAATCTTCATGAGGTATGTATAGAGCTTCTTTGTGACAGTGACATCCTGCACACAATAGGAGAGCATTTCTTCACTGAAAGAATCCCATGCATCCTCTTGCTCACCATACGTACCTTTAAGTTCCCCAAGGCGATAACCCCATGCCTTTAGTGATTGTCTACCAATCAATTTAGCAGGGAGTGTACCATTACG